CATGGCTCAAGCCATGCGTCACTCAGGGGTTAAAAAGGTAGACGCGCACTTGCTCGTAAAGCCTGATGGCTTAGACCTAACAAGCGCCAAGGACAGAATCCTTATAGAGCAGTACATAGAGATGGTTAAGCCTGAACTCATATGTCTGGGCCCAATGTATAAATCATTCGTTGATAACGGAACCCGTACGAGTGAAGCATTGGCCATAGAAGTTGCAAAGTATCTTGACATGATTCGCGATGTATACAAGTGCGCACTTTGGCTTGAGCATCACGCTCCACTGGGGAGCAGCGGTGCGTCACGAGACCTACGTCCTTTTGGTTCGTCCGTATGGTCACGTTGGCCCGAATTTGGCCTAGCACTAACACCAGACCCCACCAACCCAAGCGGGTATGTGTACAACGTTGGGCACTTCCGTGGAGCCCGTGACCAGCGTGATTGGCCGACCCAGATGGCTCGTGGTGCAGATTGGCCGTTTGTAGTACTAGAATTTAGTAAGCACTCTTCTTAGGACCCATATGGCTGAAAAATCGAGCAATTTAACGCGTGAGTTCCTTGCCGAGCGAGATTTACGAATATTCAAGATGCGTCAGGCTGGCGTTCCGCATGGTGAAATAGCGCGTCGATTTAACATAACTATGAAAGCTGTCAGCAGCGCCATTAGTCGTCAGTTGGAAAAGCTCAATAGAGAAGCGTTGTTGGCCTATCCGGAAGTGCTTCGAATGGAGCTTGAACGCCTTGATGCATTACAGCAAGCAATATGGCCCATGACGCAACATCGTAAGGTCGCGCAGAATGACGGCACTGAAGTGCAGATAGAGCCAGACTTGAAAGCCATTACTTCTGTTCTGTCCATCATGGATAGGCGCGCAAAGCTTCTAGGCATGGACCAGAATAACCTGAACGTTAACGTAGACGTAGGTGGGCGCACTCCAGCCCGTGCCACCCTGGCTGACGCAATTCCAAGGTCAGCAGCTGAGGAATTTAGTCCTGAATCAGAAGCACGCAAGATGTTGGAGCTAATGGGTAAATCAGGTGTTATGCCAATGGACTATGTTGAGTCTATTCTTAATAGAACAAAACAATTAGTAAATATAGACATCCCGGACGACGACATTGTCGATGCTGAGGTTGTTGAGGAGGAATTACCCGATGAGTGAAGACAATATTGATGCAGCCATGCAGAAAGTGGCTCAATCTATGAAGCCAACCCGTAAGCCTAATGCCGGCGGCAGTGAGGGTGAACCAGCGCAGAAGCAGGTTCTCATCCGTACTACAGAGGTCGACCATGAGAGATGGAAAGAAGCAGCTGAAAAGAGCGGCATGTCTATGTCTGAGTTCATAAGAATGGCTGCTAACGATGCTGCTGAAAAGTTAGGCGAATGTCAACATCCTATGGAGAATCGCAAGACTTACCCGTGGGCTTCATTCTGCCTTTTGTGCAACGCCCGTTTAAGTGGTTGAGATGCCTGATTCTGGACATGAATACGTTCAGTCGCTTCTTTTAGCCGCAGAACACAGAACTAAAACTCATTACGAGCGTTTGGGCCAGGCGTTCTTTAATGTTCTTGTTTCTGAGCACCCAGAGATTGCAAACGCTATTGTTGCTACAGAATTTGACCCATACTATAGCAAAGAGGTTAACAATTCGATAACGGAAAAAGTTGCTAGACTGTATGACGGAGCGAAAGACTGAATGGAGGGCACATCCGATGAACGAACTCACTGATAAGAACTTCGATGCATTTATACGCTCGTCAGACAAGCCCGTGGTTGTTGACGTGTGGGCGTCTTGGTGCGGTCCCTGTTCGTTCTTTACTCCAATCATTGAAGAAGTTGCCCGTGAGCATGCGCAGCATATTTCTGTTGGCACCCTAAACGTCGACGACTACCCGGAGATTGCGCAGCGCTATAGCGTGATGAGTATTCCTACAGTTCTTATATTTGTTGATGGCCGGGTTGACAAGCAGATTGTCGGCGCGTACCCCAAAGATAAGTTCGTAGAGAAGATAAGCCAGTACCTCGGCTAGCAGCTTTTAACCGTAACTCAATTGACAGGAGCGCAAATGAGTAAAAAAACAGAAATAATCCGCAGGGCCTTAAACAACAAAGGCATCCCAATTACTGCCGATATTCCCGAACACATAGAGACAGTTCTTCGCTTAAGCGGTTACAAAATTAAAAAGCGCAAACCAAAAACCCGCGCTTAAAGACACTTGTCATGAATCAAACTGATGTAGTAATTCTGCGTTGCTGCAGAGACTGGCCCGTGCATGTTCATAGTGCTTATGGACATATGGGTAGATGCGGAGTATGCAGAGAAGTCCCAAAGCTCGTATTGGAGCTTTACCCAGAGGAGAAGTATGCCCGCAATCAAGTGGGTCATACTTCTCCTTCCGAGGTTTAACGTACTGGACAGGCCCCCGTAGAGCAGTCATCCAGGTCTAACATGCCACCCGTGGCTGATTGTAGAGGGATTGTGAAGTCAATCTTTGACACACTCTTCTCGTACTGTTCCTTTGTTATCTCCTCATATGGAGGAAGTGGGAAGTTGTGGTCGGCATGAAGCAAGAACGACACACTCTTTACGCTTGAGTCATAGTTGGCTGTTAGCCACTCCTTAATAGACGAAAGCTCTTCCTTGCGGTAGTACACAGTGACGGAGACAGCGTTGTCTGCCCACTCTGTCTGCATCTTCTTAACCCACTCAAGCTGTTGTATTGCTGTCATCTCAGAGGCCAGTACTGAACCCGCAGGTGATTGGCAAGGGAACTCAACAACGTAACGAGTGTGGTCTTCGCGTCCATCAATACCAATGTCCCACTGAACTTTGTATCCACGCTTGCGACATGCGTCTACAAGAGCGTCTGCTGCACCAAAGCGAACACGACGAATGTAGTAAGGAGCGAATGCAGGGTGAATACCAGGTGTTACGCCTGGGAGAAGCGACAATGTTCCAGATGGTTGAACTGTTGTGAGACGAACAGATGTAGGGAACCCATGCTCCTTTGAGTATTCCTTGTCCAGTGCTTCGAGCTTCTTGTATGCAGGCGACAACCATGAAACCTGCTCTTCTGTGCACTGAAGGATACCCGTGATGCTTTGGCCGAGACGTGCGTTTTTGCGAACGATGTCTGTGGTTTTGTCGTATGGGTAGTTCATGCGTGTAATGCTCTTCTGCACCATGTACAGAAGTTCTGATACTTCACAGAACTGCTCGTATGACTCGATGTTTGGGAGGAAGAGGGTTGACAGGTTGCATGACTCGCCATCACCAAGACCAATCTCGGCACATGGGTTAAAGCCTTCGATGGTGTTGTCTACCTTGCGCTCACCAAGACGCCCGTACGAACGCGCAAGACGACGATTGACGAGACCATATGGTTCTCCAGAACCGTCATATCCCTTCCACAGTTCTGGAAGAATCTCATCAAAGTGGTCAGCATAGATACTGTTGTTTGAGTTAGCTCTGTATGCAGGAACGTTACCCGTAGACCAATTCTTTGCACGAATGAAAAGAACATCGTCTGGGTCGCCAATAGCAATCTGTGCAGAACGGCGTGAAGAGCCTGATACAACAATCTTTCCGATGATGTTGCAGATGTCAAGCACGTCGATGCTACGAAGCTTCTTGCCTTCACGATTCTTCATTACCTTGCAGATGTCTTCGATGCCATCAATCAGTGCACCAGGACCAGATGCTGTTCCTCCGAACGTCTTAAGTGGTGCGCCAAACTCACGAACCAAGATGGTGGAGTACGAGAAAGACTTACCCGTGTCGAAATATGACTTCAGTACGCTGTGCAGAAGGCGACGCCATCCAGTACGTGAGTCCGGAACAATAATGTCTGCGTCATTGGAGCGTTCGTGTGTGATTGTTACATTCGGCTTTATCTTTGGAAGCTCATGTATCTTTGAGCGTTCAACAGAGAAACCAACGCCTCCACCAAGCATGAGGTAATCAAACAAGAGTTCAAAGTCTTCTACTGCTTCGATGTTTGTGAAGTAGCAGTTGTTAAGTGATGTGCCACTGAACTGCTTAACTAGTGGTGTGCCTAGTTGCCATAGTGCGCGACCTGAGAGCGAGCAACGTAGATAGAACATGTGGTCAAACAGTTTTTCTGCTTGTTCCTGTGTGAGTGGTGCGCCAATTTCGATAGCACCATCAATAGCCCGTACGATACTTTCTGTCCAGGTTTCATTGCGACCTAGTTCTTCTATACGCCGACTGTACGTTCTTAAATACACCACTTCACCAAGACCACCAAAACCCCACGGAGTTTGTTTTTGTGAATAGGAGGATAAAAATTCGGGCGTAAATACTGACATTGCCTTGCTTTCTGTTGTAGTTCTCGTAAGTAAGAGACTCTATTCTACAACAGCACCCGTGAGCAAGTCAGTCTAGAATTCCTAGCTCTTTTGCTTTTTCAACTGTGACATAACTTCCTTTGTGATGCACAATTACACGAGCTTTAGTAAAGGGAGTTATTTGCCTGTCTTCGTAAATGTCTTCTTCAACAAGGATGGTTTGTATGTCCTTCATTGTTTCGAGAGTGCCGTCAGTAAATGCTATGTGATTAATGCCGACTGGTTCGTAGCCTTCATGTTCATTGCAGTCACCACTTGGATGCTGGCATACAGGACAAGCTTCACGTCCTGCTCTAAGTATGGGTATGCCATAGACTTGGTCTTGGCTTCTAAAGGTATCGCTCACATATCCAGCTTACACTGGGTCACCCGTAGGCTATTAGCGCTTAAACCAGGAAAGAACCCTCTTCTTGAGCGAAGAAGTAACGATGTCGTTGGCGTAGATTACTTTGCCATTAACTGTTGCGCTGATGTTTGCAGAATCGTTTTGAAAGACGTTCCAAATAGCTTCACCATCAATGGCAGTAGTTGTTGTGGTCGTCTTGGATGCTGAAGTGACACCCGTAGCCTTTTCTGTCAATGCATCTTTTGCAACAGACTTCTTTGCGACGGTCTTCTTTGAGGCAACAGCCTTCTTGGCTGGCTTCTTTGAAGCAGCTTTCTTCGCAGGTTTCTTTGAAGCAGCAGCCTTCTTAGCTGGCGTCTTCTTTGTCGCCTTCTTGTCGGTTGCTTTTGTTGTCTTTGATTGCTTGTTCTGAGCCATAAGTAAGACTTTAGTACCGACAACAACACCCGTGGCGTAAGTAGCGCTAGTATTGACATATGGGAATTGCTTTATACAGGCATCGTCTTGACAAGATTGCTATCTCTTTGATGAGTGCACAGAAGGCAAAAGAGGACTGCGTTAAAGAGTACGGCATTGGCGAAGATATGCCTATGTCAATCTTCTGCTGGAAGGAGGACAGGATAGAACTTGTGCTGTCCCTGGCTGAGCCACCTGGGAAGAAGAACCCCCTACGACGATTCAAGAACGTTCAGGATGGGCTGTGTATTGCTAGGAAAGGGTGGGGTATAGACGCCTTCACTATGGTGGCAGAGGGGTGGGTAAGTACCAATCCTGAGGCAACGTCAGGTAGGGAGCTGAGCGAAGTCTATGTTGAGGAAAACTCACCCGTAAGCGAATGTTTGGCTTTGACTCACGTGGAAAACGATGAAGTAACCTTCCTTGCTACGCCTTATCGCCAGACCTGGGGTCGCAAGGTTCAATGGGAGGATGAGCTGTACTTTCCTGGAGAGACAAAGGTTAGGGGTCAAGACGCTATGTATCCAAACCTATTCTTCAAGGTACTCAGCGAGGTGCAATACGATGAGCCTCCTGAGGATGAGGCGACCTACTACTCAGCGCTGGGTGATGGACTACTTCAGCTCGGGTTCGCTTGTCAGTGGATGTGACACCCGTGGGCCTTTAGGGCGCAAAGTGTGGAGGGATTCGGCTGTCGTCCTTAGTGAACACGTCAGCAATGTGTATTGCCTCGCGAGGTATTGTTCCTGAGTAGGTATAAGAAACAAGTCCTGCAGGTAGAGCGCCTGCTGCAGATGCCTGAGCTTCTGCTTCGTTGACTGATAGCTTGCTTACGTCTAGATGACGGACATTTATACCTAGTACTTGTGCTGTGTCAAAGGTTTTCTTGTCGATGTTTGGGGTTCGCACTCCATTGATGGTCTCAATTGTTATTTCCCCAAGGCGAGAGAATCCTCGGATGGCCACAAACCCTGCTGCATAATGAGGTTCGTTGGCTAGGTTGACCACCCCTTCAGTGTTGTGCTGTAGTCCTGATACAAGAATTGCGTTAACAGAGTCTGGAAACGTAGCATGGTACAGGGTGTCTGGGAGCATTGCGTTTTCCAAGATACACAGCCTTTCTTGGTATTGTATATATCGCGTTGAACATAGTCTAGGAGCGACGGCATCAACTGTCAATAGCGAATAGTAATATATTCATAGTTTTTGTCAGAGTAGGCACGCCGGCCTTAACCAATCACGCCGGCCTTAAATACATATAGATATAAACGCTTTCCCCTCGATTATGAGTTCGCCGTAACGGGGCTTCCTTAAACTTTCTCGTGCCCGCCGGTGTGTGTGTGGGAGCGCGCGATATTGTTTACAGCTCTCATGTTTCCGCTGGATTTATCCAAACCACAGGTGTATAGTGGTGTCATGTCGGTCGACAATACACCTAGTAATGGCTTAAAGCACACATTTGCAGCAGTGGCTCCATACAATACTCGTCCCCTCACGGTAGAGTCTGCAATAGCCTCAATCACTGCGTACAACAGGACAAAAGAAGCGCATGGTGGAACAGTCCCATTCGATTGGAATATTGTTCTCACTTCTGAGCTAATGTTGGATGTTCTCAGACGCATCGTCAAATTCTCATAGGCTCTGATAGCTCAATCGGATAGAGCAACAGACTTCTAATCTGTAGGTTGTAGGTTCGATTCCTACTCAGGGCGCTAAATGAAACACATCATTCACGTACATCAGCAAAAGATTCGCAAGTCACTTGACGCGATTATCGACAGAACCTATAAAGGCTCTAAACATAGTCGTGGTCTTACTGTTCTTTGTCCAAACTGCGGTCACGAAGCTGCCAAGATAGTCCAATCGGACATTCCTGACTCATGTGGCGCTAGAGTGTGGATAGAAGCTCAGGAGACACGTTATGGATAACTCTAAAAAGCCTAGAACCGTTGCTGAAGTTGTTGAAATATTGCAGCGCGGTTCTCAATTCTCTTTCGTAATCGATGATGGCGAGGCCATGCGCGAAGCCGCTGTAATCATCGAGAATTTACAGTCCCAGGTAGAAGAGCTTTTGCCATATATGCAGTCATACATTCGTGCAGGGCTGCAGCTAGGACCGGCTCCTGATGGCCACCAGGACGATTGTGACGACTGTAAGTGGTATCAAAACTCTCTAGCACTAGCTGAGCGCTGGGGTGCCGGCGAACCAAATGCTGGGCAATTCAAGAGGGGCTAAATTACAACAGCCGTCTGTGTACCCGGATAAATTTATCTGACTTTTGCTATAGACAAAGTCGGAATCCACGGGTAGTGTTTTGTTCATGGACTACACACATGAAAACCTGTTGCGGGATATGGA